ATGGCATTGTATTGGAAAAAGTGGTCTTTGATTGTTATTCAAGTATTCATACTGTTAATATATACAGGTGGTGTAATTAAAGTTTTTATGGGAGTATAATATGGCAATTATTCGTTTTTCTACCGAAGAAGTGTTCGGTACTGATTCTCAAGAATATGAAATCCTAACAAATGCAGTAGCTAAAGTAGGCGATACACCAGGAGCAATCGTTGAGATTGGCACTCGTCGTGGTGGTTCTGCTAAGTTGATTATTGATACGCTTGTCGAGAATGGTAACTCTGATCGTTCTATGTTCTGTATTGATCCTTATGGTAATATTGAAATTGAATGCACCAATCTTAATATGACTATGCACAATCCAGACCGCCAAATCGATGGCGATAAGATGTCTAAGGAATTGACATCTCCTCAGCGTTTTGATTATGACAACACCATGCGTAATCGCACTATTCCTTCTCTGTATTTCTATGCATACCAGGCAGGTCTTAACTTTTCTTTCTTTTGTCTAGAAGATCACGAGTTCTTTAAGCGTTATGCTGATGGTGTTCCTGTTTATGACGAGTTTAAAAAGTTAGAAAATGAGTATGCATTTGTTTTCTTTGATGGTCCACATGATAATGAAACGCTACACATTGAATGTGACTTTTTCGTAAAGAGAGCGCCAGTCGGAGCAGTATACGTATTCGACGATATCTGGATGTATGATCACGATGAGATCGTAGAGAATACTTATCTGTTCCCTAATGGTTTTGAGGTTCTCGAGAAAAGCAAGATCAAGGCTTCCTACGTCAAGACTAAGTAATATAGATCCTCCAGGATTATAAATAATACATAACAATTCTGGAGGAACCATGCTAAACTTTGGTAATTATCTATCTGAATTAAAATTGACTCTTCAATATCATGACGAGTTAAATCCTAAGATTTGGAAAACCGAAGATAAGCTAAAACCAGAAGTTCGACAGGCGCTTCTGAAGTTTGCTTATACTTGGGCAGATTTTGCCAAGATACCAAAGTCAATGATCGATCATGTTATTATGACAGGCGGTAATGCCAATTATAATTACACTAGCAAATCAGACATTGATGTTCATGTTATGGTTGATCGTTCTAAACTCTTCTCGGATCCTAAATTTGTAGAAGAATATTTACAGGACAAAAAATCTTTATGGACTCTTACTCATAATGTAGATGTTTATGGTTATCCTCTTGAACCTTACGCTCAAGATAAGACTCTGAAATATCCCAAGAATCAAGGAATATACTGTTTAACAAAAGATGAATGGTTACAGAAACCTAGAAAAATTGACTACGATTTCAAAAACGATCATCTTCTGAAACAAAAAGTTTCACATTACATGCATGCAATTGATCATATGATCAACACTAAAATGAATGTTGATGCTTTCGAAAATATGAAGTCTCGTTTCAAAAACATGCGTGCTGCTTCTCTACAACAATATGGTGAATTTGGTAGAGAGAATCTTCTATTCAAAGAGTTACGTAACCGTGGGTACATAGACAAAATGAATAAATATGAAACATCACTTAAAGATAAAGAACTCTCTTTAAAATAGAGCTTTCCTTTTCCTTAAATGTAGTGTATAATACAATGACTTAAATGGAGGTTGTTATGTCAATGAGCAGCGAACTAGAATTTATGGTTGAGACAGATATGATTGAACGGGGTTATAATCCATATAATCCAGAAGAAGTCAATATGTATTGGGAGAACTATTTCAATGGCCATTGAAATCTACTCAAAGAACAATTGTTCTTTTTGCGAACAAACTAAAAAAATCCTAAAAATTCATGGTAAAGAATATGTCGAATATAAACTCGACGAAGACTTTACACGTGAGATCCTTCTTTCTAAATTTCCGGAAGCCAAGACATTTCCGGTTATTGTTGTCGATGGTTTTAATATTGGAGGATTCGAACAACTGAAGAAATATCTCACAGAAGAAACTTCTGACAACAGAAAGATTCTATTAGAAACCAATTATTATGGAGCTTGATTGTGGTTAAGTACGTAAGAGACACCTTATTGCAAGAACTTCGTAAGAATGTCATGGCTGTTCATTTTACTAAAGTGAATGGTGAAAAGCGTGAAATGCGTTGCACTCTTATGCCAGAACTTCTTCCGCCAAATTACGTTACCGAACAATCAGAAGAAAAAGATTTTCATGGCAAGAACCCAGATGTTCTTGCAGTATGGGATGTGATGAAGGGAGGCTGGCGTTCATTTCGCATTGACTCCATTGAGTATGTTGAAATGTTAGATCCATATCAATATATGTAGGAGAAACTAATGAACGAAAAGACTTATTGGGGGCATCATCTTATAATTAATGCAGGTGAATGTAACCATCAAACAATCACAGATTACAATACGATTTATCAGTTTGCCAAACAGTTGGTAGAGCAGATTGATATGGTCGCATATGGCGAACCACAGATTGTTAAGTTTGGGCACGGAGATAAGCAAGGTTATACCTTAGTTCAGCTTATTGAAACTAGTAATATTTGTGCACATTTTGTCGACGAAACTAATGATGCCTACATTGATGTCTTTTCTTGTAAGCCATTTGATGAAAAGGTTGTTATCAATCTAGTTAGAACATTCTTTGAAGCAAAGAAATTCGATACGATGTTTATTGACAGACAAGCGTGAGGATTATATGGTCGATATGATTTGGTCTGATTTCGATCCGGAATCAGAATATTCAATTAAGCAACGTGAAGCTAAAGCAATAAATGGGCCAGATTATTGGCCAACTATGCGGGAAGTGTTCAAGCATGATTGTGCTACACTCCCGCTCAATCGTTTTAGATTGTGGGCTTCGTGTCACAATGTTCCTTTTATTACACAGTATAGAACTTCTCGTTTTGTAGGCGAAGCATTCTATCATGCTGCTCGTGATGCAGAAATCGCAGAAGCTCTTGAAGAAAATTGGATTGGCGCTCCTGAACATATTCGTCCAGCCCTTAAAGTTACCTCTGACTTCGACACTTCTATGCAGCGTATTCAAGATATAGCTCATTTGTGTATTACTGGATTCGCGAAGAAACTGAAAGACATGGAATCAATCGTTGAGATTGGTGCAGGTTATGGAGACATGTGTTCAGTTGTTCATGCTTTAGGATTCAAAGGTAAGTATACCATTGTTGATATTCCAGAGACTCAACCTATTCAGGCGCACTATCTTGGTAAACAAGGTATAACTCCTGAGTGGTCATTCGAAGATGATAATGTAACACATTCTGATCTTGTTATTGCTACTTGGTCGTTATCAGAAACGCCAGTAGAATATCGTAATGTATTAATGCCAAAGATTGACAAATCTAAAAATTGGCTTATACTAGCACAGTCAGAAGTATTTGGTTTGAAAGTTAATGACGATTACTTCAACAATTTCTTCCTAGATAAGGAAGTGGAAAAGATTCCGTTGATCAGTAATGGTCTTGACGTTTGGGATGGAGGAAATATGTATTATGTTGTACGGAGCGAATAAAACGTTTTATCCTTCCACTGCCGAACCATGTTATAATACCGCTGAAAAGTGGAAACCAAACATTGGTATTACATTCGGTGCGTTCGATCTTCTGCATGCTGGACATACAACTATGTTACAGCAGTGTAAAAATCAGTGCGATCAGCTGATTGTCGGTCTTCAGTCTGACCCTACAATTGATCGTCCAGATACAAAGAATAAACCAATTCAATCTTTATTTGAAAGATACGCGCAGCTTGATGCATGTCGTTGGGTTGATGCCATCATTCCATATGATTCAGAAAACGATTTATTAAATATACTAAGTATTGCTGATGTAAGAAAAAGGTTTATAGGCGAAGAATATAGAGGCCAATATATCCATGGTTCTGATATTTGCGCCGCAAGAAATATAGAAATTATTTTTATTGATCGTCAACATGGATTTTCTTCTAGCGAATTGAGAAGGCGAGTTGCTAATGAGTCACACAGATAATTATTTTAATGAAGTTGTTACAATTGCTCAAACTATCGATACAGTCAAGATTGACATATTGGCACAGAAACTTCGCGATGTTCGTGAAAATAATGGCCGTGTATTTGTTCTTGGCGTTGGTGGTAGTGCTGGTAACGCTTCCCATATGGTCAACGATCTTAGAAAGCTATGTGGTATCCAAGCATATTGTCCTACCGACAACGTTCCGGAACTCACAGCACGAACTAATGATGAAGGATTCGACACAGTCTTTGAAGAGTATCTAAAGGTAAGTAGACTTAGTCCTTTTGATGCTATCTTTATTTTATCAGTTGGTGGTGGCAACAAAGAAAAGAACGTATCAGTTGGTCTAATTAATGCTATTGATCTTGCTGATGCTATTGGCGCTAACATTTTTGGTATAGTTGGCAAGAATGATGGCTATACTTATAAAATGGGCGATTGTGTTGTATGTGTACCTGCTGTTGATAATACACGTGTAACTCCTCACTCAGAAGCATTCCAGGGTGTAGTCTGGCATTGCTTAGTTTCTAATCCAATCCTACAGAAGAATGCAACAAAATGGTAAAAGCTATATTTTTAGATCGTGATGGCACGATCAATGAACTTGTTCATGGCAGAGAAAACCCAAAGCACGTTTGCCCTTGGTATTTTGCAGAGTTCAATTATATTGACGGTGTAGAAGAAGCGATTAAAGGGTTTAGAGCTCTTGGCTTTTCTCTTCATGTTGTAACCAATCAGCCGGATGTTGATGATGGTTATACTACTGAAGATACTATGAACGCTATTCATAATTGTATCAAAGCAGATTTAAAAGTGGATACAATTCAGACAGCAAGAACACGTAGCACTGAAGAGTATAAACCTAATCCTGGTATGTTGAATAAGATCATCAAAGAATGGCATGTTTCAAAGGAACGTAGCTGGATGATTGGTGATACTTGGCGAGACGTAGTAGCAGGTAATAGGGCTGGCGTTAAGACTATATACCTTGGTGATATATATTCTGCTCCTGAAGAATGGTTGCATATTAAGCCAGACTTCTATGCTAAGAATCTTCTAGAAGCAGTTAACATTATTCAACAGAATGTAGGTGGACAATGATTGAGATTTATGCTGATGGCGCAGACTTTGATGGTATTCTAAAGGCTGCTGAGAATCCAAGGGTTACAGGATTCACTACTAATCCAACGCTAATGAAGCAAGCTGGCGTTACTGATTATGAGAATTTTGCTAAAGATATTGTTAAAGAATTATCAGTTCGTCGTACAGGAACTA